TCTACATTTGTACGTTTGGGAGTTGTGATTTGGAGTGGGTTTATATTAACTTTAAACTATGTAGAATTGCCAGGTTTAGGTAAACAAGAAAGGATCGACCCGACTTTCATAGCAAGCGTTTTCACAGGTGCATTAGCTTCATTTGGGCTGGAAACTGCAAAAAAGAGAGGTGATGGAACGTATAAAGCTGACGAAGAAAAGAAGAAGGCAGAAGCAGCAGGAGGCTTTGCTAATGGTGTTCCTTATACCATCATCAAAGTTGAGACTCCTATAAAGTTAGTACCAGATAAACCACGCATTGATCCTATTTCTGGAAAAGAAGTAGATCCACAAACAGGCAAACTTACATGAAACACTTTCTTTTCCTACTGCTATTAGCAGCTCCAGTACACGCTGGAGGTATCACCCATAAAATCACAGCTACAGCACAAGCTTCTGTTGATGGCTCGTATTCTCATGCAAAAAGAATAGGTTCAACTTATTCAATGAGTAGCTCTGGAGTAACAGCAGGAACAATGGGACATTTAGACGTTCCAGCATCATCAAATAACTCTCTAACAGGAGTCGCAGCAACTCATGGTTCAGGCTCTTATACCCAGACAACT